GAACTTCTCGACCGGGGCTATGGGCCAGATCAGCGGCATCCCCGTGTACATGACGAACGGGCTCGCGGCCGGCTCCAGCGTTCTCGTGAGCTCCTCAGCACTCGAAGTTTATGAGGACCGGATCGGCTCCTTGCAGGTAATCGAGCCGTCGGTTTTGGGTGTGCAAGTGGCTTACGCCGGATATTACACCTGGCTTGTCGTTGAGACCACCGGCCTCGCCGAAATCATCAAGACACCGTAATGGGCGACGGCGGAATTCAGTGGGACGCCCCGAACCAGCAGGTCGTCCGTGACGACGCCTCGGCACCATGGGCCGAAGGGACGGGCGGCGAGACCGGCGAGCCCGTCACCGCCGCCGCGGAGGAGGCGACGCTCGAGACGATGACGAAGGCGCAGCTCCTCGACCACGCCCAGGCGCTCGGCCTCGACGTCGACGACTCGATGACGAAAGCCGACATCAAAGCCGAGATCGAGGCGAACTAAACGATGGCGTATGCGTCCGCGGACGAGCTCGCCAGGATCCTCCAACTGACCGGGCCGTCCGCGGCGCAAACCGTCGCCCTCGACCGTGTCCTCGAGGCCGCGGCGACGGAGATCGACGCTTACCTCGCGCTCACCGTCCCGCTCACCGCCCCGTTCCCGGACCTGGTGGTGTCGGTCAATTTGGACAGGGCCGCCGACCTGTGGAAGTCCGAGCAGAGCCCGTACGGGATCGTCAATTTGGGCGGTGAGACCGCGCCGGCGTACCCGTCCCGGAACAGTTTCCGCCGGCACGCGAACAAGCTGCTCCCGTTGAAGGAAGCCTTCGGTGTGGCGTGAGCTCGCTCATCGAGATCGTCGAAGCGATGGCGGCGGCGCTGGAGCCGATCGCGGCCACGATCCCCGACCTTCAGGTCACGCCGTACCTGAACCAGAATCCGACACCGCCGTCAGTGGACATCTACCCGGGCACCCCGTTCCAGACCGGCACCGGGTTCGGTGATGAGGCGGAGCTGTTCTTCACCGTCCGCGCCCGCACCACGTTCGCCGACAGTGTGGCCGGGCAGCAAGGGCTGTACCGGATGCTCGACCCGGCCGGCGCCGAAAGTGTGCAGGCGCACCTCGAGGCGGACCAGACATTGGGCGGTCTCGTCGACGCCGTCGCCGTCGCCTCGGAGGGTGTGTCCGGGTTCACCGAATACATCGAAGACGCCGCAACCGGCGGCCGACTCGTCGGCTGCGAATGGAGAGTGAGGATCCTGACGTGAAAACGACTTACAAGGTGTCGGGCTTGACGGCGTTCATGGATCACCAGCCCGGCGAAGAGTTCGAAGCCGACATCGACGAAGACCTCGAGGAGAGGGCGTTGGAGCGCGGCTCAATTGAGATCGTGAAGGGCTCAACGAAGAAGAAAGAGGTGAAGGAGGATGGCTAAGCGCGTCGCCCTGAAAGACTCTGTGAAGGTCGACGCGGTCGACCTGTCGAACCTCAGCCGCAGCGTTCGCCTATCCAGCGAGCACGAGCGCATCGACGTGTCCGGGTTCTCCGCGACCGGCGCGAACGAGTACCTAGCCGGCTCCACGGAGCAGTCCGTCGAGGTCGAGTTCTACGGCTCGTACGGCACCGGCGAAGTCCACGCCACCCTCTACCCCTTGCATAAGAACCGCACGACCTGCGCGTTCGCGTGGCGCCCGGACCAGACCGCCATCGTCGGCCCCACGAACCCCGAGCTCCGCGGCAACGCCCAGCTCTACACCTACGGCCCCGGATCCGTGCGCGGTGACACCGACACGTTCACCGTCACGTTCAACGCGTCGGACGCCGCCGGCTTCCAGTTCTTCACCACGTAAGAGAGATGGCGGCGCAGGGTTCGATAGTCCGCGTCGAAGGCTTCCGCATGTTCATGGTCGCCCTGGCCGCAGCGGACAAGAAGACCCAGAAGGCCGTCCGCGAAGAGCTCCGCAAAGCCGGTGAGCATGTTCGCCTCGACGCCGGCCGCAGGTTCGCAGGCACCGACAGGAAATCCGCTGCCGGATACCGTGTCCGTGTCCGCCAACGCGGCGTAGCAGTCGAACAGTCCCTCAGGCGCACCACCGGGCACCACCCGAACTACGGCGCCCTCCAGATGGGCCGGGCACTCATCCCCGCGCTCGAAGACAACGAGCAGCAGACGATCACCGCGCTCGAGCAGGCACTCGACAGAATTTGCGACAGGTTCAACTACGGCGGCAGCTTTGCCTGACTGGATCACCATCACAGGCGTGGCCCCGTGGGACGGCCGGTACGAGTTCGACGTCGACGAGCAGCCGCTCACAACCCGTGAATGGGCGTGGATTAAAAAACATGCCGGCTACCTTCCGCTCACCCTCACCGCCGACGCACTCGCAGACCCGGAGTTTGTGATCGTCGAAGCTGTCATCGCGCTCCACCGCGCCGGCAAGATCACCACCACAGACGTACCGGATCTCGTCGAACGGTTTCAGGACGTCGACCCGTTCGCGACGCTCACCTACGAACGAGGCGCAACGGTCGAGGATGATGCCGGCCCTCCTCCCGAAAGTTCCGACGTGAGGCCGAGCACCAATGGGGCCAGTTCAGCGACAGGTTCGGCGAGCTTGGCCGACCCCCTCACACCTACTGGACACCCGCGCTCGGATACTTCTCCGTCCGCCCCGGCGATGTCGGAGACCTGAACCCGATGCAGATGCTCGCCTGCGAAACGCTGTTCGAGCAGATCGCCACCATGGGGGCCATGAACGTATGACGCCCCACCTGCTCTACATCTTCGCCGTCGCGTTCGTCAGCGGCAGCATCGGCGCGTACGCCTGGATGCGGTGGCGCTGATGGCCAGACGCATCGAAGTCGAACTGATCGCCAACAGCCGCTCCCTCGAAAGAGGGTTCGCTAGGTCGGAACGGGCCGCAAAGAAGTTCGAAGGCACGATGCTCGCCACACAACGGCGGCTATCCAGGGCGGGCGGGATAGGCTCGATGTTCGGGATCAGCGGCCCCACCGCAGCCGCCGGCGGCGCGTTCCTGCTGGGCCGCCAGTTCGTCAAAGCGGCCCGGGACGCAGAGGTGATCCTCGGCCAGACCAGCATCGCCGTGAAAGACGCCGGCCTGTCATGGCAGCGGTACTCCAAAGACGTCGAGGCCGCATCCAAACGGATCTCCGACTCATCCGCGTTCGACGACGAAGCGGTGCTCCAGTCGTTCCAGGTTTTCGTCCGCGGCCAGAAGGACGTCGAGAAATCCCTGCGGCTGACCGAGCTCGCCGCCGACGTCGCCCGCGGCCGCTACATCGAACTCGACCAGGCCACCCAGCTTGTGAACAAAGCCGCGATGGGACAGATCGGCGCTCTTCGCAGGGCCGGCATCCAGATCGACAAGAACGCCACCAGCGCCCAGGCGTTGGATGCGCTCCTCAAGGCGTACTCAGGTTCCGCCCAGACCTACGCGGACAGTGCGACAGGCTCGAGCGAAAAGCTCGCCGTCGCGTGGGAGAACCTGTCCGAGGTCGCAGGCGGACCCTTGTCGCAGTCGCTCGCGGTGCTCGCCCAGGAGCTGACGATCGTTGTCGGGCTGATGGAGAAGGCGTCGAAGATCACGCTCCCAGGGTTCGCTGGCGGCGGCTCGATCGGTGGTGCCTCAACCAAGTCCGCGATGACGCTGATCCCCGGCGTCGGCCCGCTGATCGCGCTCGGGAAGATGTTCGGTTTTGGCGGCGGTGGCGGCGGCCCGAAGATCCCCGGTGGCTCAGGGATGGGCGGCGTCGGCTCGATCGCTGACTCGATCATCGCTGCGCTCACCGGCACCGCGAACGCGACGAAGGCCGCATCCGCGATGCGGACAGCGAACACCACCATGGACCAGCTCGTCGCGTTCATCGGGAAGTACTCGAACATGGGGGCGAAGTTCGGGGCAGCGCAGGACCGGTTCGCGGCGAACCAAAAGAAAGCCCAGGCCCGCCGGGACGCTATGCAGCTGCGGCAGCAGCGTGTACTCGCCGGCCGGGAGAACACGCTCGGCTGGCTCGACTTCGGCCTCGAGAAAGCCGGGTCGACGAAAGGCAACGCCGACAACCTCAGGGTGCTGCGGAAACGTGAGCAGGTTTTGAAGTCATGGATCGCGACGGAGGGCCGCACCCTGAACCTTGTCCGGGAGCTGTGGCGCACCCGAGACCAGATCCGTGAGCTCAACAAACGCAAGTCCGACAAGGACCCTCTCGCCGGGCTCATGCAGGTCTCGAGCAAACGCCTCGCACAGGTGCTCGCCGCCGGCACGGGTATCGGCCGTGGCGGGATGGGCCGTCTCGAGGCGAACATTGCGGGGCAGGAGATCCACAAC